ATAATCCAAGCTGGGCATGTAGCAGTTGAGGAACTTATTAAAGTTGCTAAAGAAGCTATTATAGATTCAAGCGAAGATATATCAGCTGACAGACTTAAAAACGCTGCAGCTACAAAAAAACTATGCATATTTGATGCTTTTGAAATACACAATCGTATTATAGAAGAACAAAGTATGTTAGAAGAAAAACCTAAAGAAGTTAAAAAAGAAATTACGTTTCGTGGTTTTGCTGAAGGAAGATCTAAATAATGTACGAGCAAACTTTATACAAAGTATTAAAAGATCACATTAAGCCTAAAATTCTTAAACGAATGAATAGGTATAAAAAATGGGATTACGGATACAATGAAGAACATGATATAATTATTATATCAAAGACAGGAGAAATAGGTGAAATATATGAGATACAAAATCTTAAAATAGCTTTACCTAAAGAAAACAATACACATATTTTTGATAAAGATAAATGGGCTAAAACTGAATACCCTAAGATATTAAAAAAAATAAAGACTGTATTTGATTGGAGAGAGTATCCAGAAGACTTTAAAGAAAAATGGTACGACTATATAGATAAAGAATTTAAGTATCGCGAGGAGGGTTTTTGGTTTTATAATAAAGGAATAGCTACTTATATAACAGGTACTCATTACATGTATTTACAATGGTCTAAAATTGATGTAGGTCAACCAGATTTTAGAGAATCAAATAGATTGTTTTTTATATTCTGGGAAGCATGCAGAGCAGATGATAGATGTTATGGCATGTGTTATTTAAAGAATAGACGTTCTGGTTTTTCATTTATGGCTTCAGGAGAAACAGTTAACATGGCGACAATATCTAGTGATGCACGTTTTGGAATTTTATCTAAATCTGGTGCTGATGCTAAAAAAATGTTTACTGACAAAGTAGTACCAATATCAGTTAATTATCCTTTCTTTTTTAAACCCATACAGGATGGTATGGATCGACCTAAAACCGAATTAGCTTATAGAGTACCAGCTAGTAAATTTACTAGAAGAAGTATTACTTCAATTGAAAAGCCAGAAGATCTTGCTGGTCTTGATACTACTATTGATTGGAAGAACACTGGAGACAATGCATATGATGGTGAAAAATTAAAACTACTAGTTCATGATGAATCAGGCAAATGGGAAAGACCAAATAATATTCTTAATAATTGGCGTGTTACTAAAACAACGCTTAGATTAGGATCAAGAATTATTGGTAAATGCATGATGGGATCAACATCAAACGCTTTAGATAAAGGTGGTAGAAATTTTAAAAAATTATATGATGACTCAAATGTTATTAAAAGAAATGCCAATGGACAAACTCGTTCAGGACTCTATTCTTTGTTCATTCCTATGGAATGGAACTACGAAGGATACATTGATTCTTATGGTTATCCTGTCTTCGAAACTCCATCAAAACAAGTGTATGGACCTCATGGAACGCCAATCAAAATCGGGGTTATTGAATACTGGGATAATGAGGTAGAAGGTCTTAAAGATGACCAAGATGGATTAAATGAATTTTATAGACAGTTTCCACGTACCACTAAGCACGCTTTTAGAGACGAGTCTAAAGAGTCTTTATTTAATTTAACTAAAATATACCAACAGGTAGATTTTAATGAAGACTTAAAAAACACATTACCAATAACACAAGGCAGTTTTCAATGGGAAAACGGAGAACAAGATACTAAAGTTATATTTGTACCAAATAAAAACGGTAGGTTTTTAGTGTCATGGGTTCCACCGGTTCAGTTACAAAACAGAACAATAACAAGAAATCATAAGAAATATCCAGGCAATGAACACTGTGGAGCTTTTGGATGTGATCCATATGATATATCAGGAACAGTAGACGGCAAAGGTTCCAATGGATCTTTACATGGTCTAACTAAATTCAGCATGGAAGACGTACCTCCAAATCATTTCTTTTTAGAATATATTGCTCGTCCACAAACTGCTGAGATATTTTTTGAAGATGTATTAATGGCTTGTGTATTTTATGGCATGCCAATATTAGCAGAGAATAATAAACCTAGATTATTATACTACTTTAGGCGTAGAGGTTATAGATCATATTCTATGAATAGACCTGATAAAAAATATAATAAATTATCTGTAACAGAAAAAGAAATAGGTGGAATACCTAATTCAAGTGAAGACATTAAACAATCACACGCTGCGGCTATAGAGTCTTATATAGAGCATTTTGTAGGATTAAAAGAAACAGGTTACGGAGATGTATATTTTCAAAGAACCTTAGAAGATTGGGCTAGATTTAATATTAATAATAGAACTTCTCACGATGCTTCTATTAGCTCAGGACTAGCTTTAATGGCTTGCAACAAGCATAGATATGCTCCAAGCAATAAAATTAAATTAGAACCTGTAGATTTAGGAATTAAAAGATACAACAATAAAGGAACCACATCAAAAATAATAAGTTAAATGAATATATATACTAACACCAATAGCGCCTTTCCTAGTCAAGTGGTTAGCGATGCAGAAAAAGCAAGCTTAGAATATGGAAGTCAAGTTGCTATGGCAATTGAATACGAGTGGTTTGGTCAAAATAGAACTAACGGTAATAGGTATTTAACTAATTGGAATAGTTTTCATGAGCTAAGATTATATGCTCGTGGAGAACAATCTCCACAAAAATACAAAGATGAATTATCTATTAATGGTGATTTGTCTTATCTTAATTTAGACTGGCAACCAGTTCCTATTTTATCTAAGTTTGTAGATATAGTTGTAAATGGTATATCATCAAAAAGCTATGATATAAAAGCTTATGCTCAAGATCCTAGTTCTGTAAAGAAAAGAACTGATTACGCTTCTAAGATATATGAAGACATGATGGGTAGTGATTACTTAAAAGAGTTAAAACAAACTTTAGGTATTGATCTATATCAAAGTCCTGATCCTAGTACTTTGCCGGAATCAGAAGACGAATTAGAGCTTCATATGCAATTAAGTTACAAGCAATCAATTGAAATAGCAGAAGAAGAAGCTATATCATCAGTGCTTGCTCAAAACAAATATGATTTAATAAGAAGAAGACTTAACATGGACTTAACTGTTTGTGGTATATCTGCTGCTAAAACTGATTTTAATACAGCCGAAGGCGTTACAGTTAAATACGTTGATCCAGCTTACATGGTTTATTCTTATACAGAAGATCCAAATTTTGAAGATATATACTATGTTGGTGAAGTTAAGTCAATAACTATAGCAGAACTTAAAAAAGAATTTCCTGATACTACTGATGAAGAATTAGAAAGAATACAAAAAATGCCAGGTAATAGTTCATATACGACTGGTTATGGGAATTATGATAACAACACTGTTCAAGTTATGTATTTTGATTACAAGACTTATCATAATCAAGTATTTAAAATAAAATATACTGACCAAGGATTAATGAAAGCTTTAGAAAAGCCAGACACATTTAATCCACCAGAAAACGAAAGTTTTGAAAGAGTATCAAGATCAATAGAAGTATTATATAATGGTGCTAAGGTTCTAGGTACTGATACAATCTTACAATGGAAACTAGCGGAGAACATGTCAAGACCTTTAGCTGATACAACTAAGGTAGAAATGAATTATGCTATTTGTGCGCCAAGAATGTATAAAGGTAGAATAGAATCTCTTGTAAGCAAATGCATAGGTTTTGCCGACATGATTCAATTGACTCATTTAAAGCTACAACAAGTAATGTCTAGAATGGTGCCAGATGGTGTTTACTTAGACATGGATGGTTTAGCCGAAGTTGATTTAGGTAATGGTACGAATTATAATCCAGCAGAAGCATTAAATATGTATTTTCAAACTGGTTCTATAGTTGGTAGATCACTTACTCAAGACGGTGAAATGAACGCTGGTAAAGTTCCAATACAAGAACTTAATAGTTCTAGTGGTCAAGGCAAAATACAAGCTCTTATACAAACTTATCAATATTATCTACAAATGATAAGAGATGTAACCGGGCTTAATGAAGCTCGTGACGGAAGTACACCAGACAAACAAACACTAGTAGGACTACAAAAGATGGCTGCTAACGCATCCAATGTAGCAACTAGACATATCAAGCAAGCTAGTTTGTTTTTAACTCTTAGAATAGCGGAAAATATTGCACTCAAAATTGCTGACGCTTTAGAATTTCCATTAACTGAAAACGCTTTAGTTAATTCTGTATCTACTTATAATGTAAAAACTTTAAAAGAGATTGTAAATTTAAACTTACATGACTTTGGTATATTTTTAGAATTAGAGCCAGACGAAGAAGAGCAACAACAATTAGAGCAAAACATTCAAGTAGCTTTACAAAGTGGTGGCATTGATTTAGAAGATGCTATAGATTTAAGACAAATTAAAAATCTTAAATTAGCTAATCAAATGCTTAAGATAAAACGTAAAGCTAAAGATAAGCTCGATCAAAAAAATCAACAAGCTAATATTAGAGCTCAAGCGGAGTCACAGGCTGACGCGTCTGAGAAAATAGCAATGTCTGAAGTACAAAAACAAGAAGCTATATCTGGATCTAAAGTTCAATACGAACAAGCAAGATCCCAAATGGAAATACAACGTATGCAAACAGCTGCTCAATTAGAGCAACAAAAAATGCAAGCTCAGTTCCAGTTTGACATGCAGTTAAAGCAAATGGATATGGAAGCTACAAAAGCAAAAGAACAAGAAATTGAAAACCGTAAAGATACTCGTATTCAAATGGAAGGTTCGCAGCAAAGTCAAATGATAGATCAAAGAAAAAATAATTTATTACCTATTGATTTTGAAGAGCAAAACAAAGAACAACCGGGCCAAATGGCACCGCAAGTTTAAATTTTAATTATTTAATTATATTATATTATGTCAGAAACAAAAACAAATGAACCTGTTAAACAGGAGGGAGACTTTAAAATAAAGTCTAAAAAACGAACACCTAAGCAATTAGTAAAAAACGATCAAGAGGTAATAAAGGTAAACATTAAAGAACCTTTAGTAGACATACCTAATCCAATTACTAAAGTCACGATTCCTAGTGAATCTTTTAAAACACAAGAATCAGATGCCATTCAAATCGGAGAAACAGAAAAAGTGGATGTGGACAAACAAACCGGAGATAGCGTTAAGATGGACGAACAAATACAAGAGCCCATCAAAAATGTTGAAGAGTTTAAAGCAATCCAAGAAGTAACAGAGCAAGTTACTAAAGAAGTTAAAGAAGCTATTAGAGATGAAAAAATACTAGGTAAAGCATTACCAGAAAACATCGAAAAACTAGTTGACTTTATGAAAGAAACTGGTGGTACAATTGAAGACTACACGAGATTAAATGCAGATTATTCTAGTATAGATCAAGATACTCTGTTAAAAGAATATTATAAAAAAGCAAAACCTCATTTAAACGAGGAAGAAATAGGATTTGTCATGGAGGATAGTTTCTCTTATGATGAAGACTTGGACGAGGAGCGTGACGTCCGTAAAAAGAAGCTCGCTAAAAAAGAAGAGATTGCAAAAGCTAAAGACTATTTGGAAGACTTGAAAGATAAATATTACGAGGAGATCAAGTTGAGACCCGGAGTAACTCAAGACCAACAAAAAGCTACAGACTTTTTTAATCGCTACAATAAGCAACAAGATGTGGCTACTGAAAAACACGAAAATTTCAAAAAAAATACTAAGGAACTATTCAACGATGAATTCAAAGGTTTTGATATTAAAGTTGGTGAAAAGAACTATAAGTACAATATACAGAATCGTGAGAAAGTAGCAGAAAATCAATCAAACATCAATAATTTAGTTAAGAAGTTCTTAAACGAAGATGGAGATGTAGTGGATACTTCTGGTTATCATAAAGCCATGTACGCTGCTGACAATGTTGATAAAATTGCTAGTCACTTTTACGAACAAGGAAAGGCTGATGCCGTCAAAGACGTTATTAGTAGTTCTAAAAATTTAACCGATAGTAAAGCTAGAACAGGAAGTTCTGCTGAAATTACTGTAGGTGGTTTTAAAGTAAAATCGGTTAGTGGATTTGATTCATCAAAATTAAAAATAAAAAAAAGAAAATTTAACTAATTAAAAAACAAACAAAATGGCTTTAACTCCTCAATTTGGTAGTTTAATTCCTTCGGCAACACAACAATTATTGCCAAGTAATTACCTACAATTTAACACAGGTGCTGCTGGAACAAATGATTTTGCTCAGCAATTTTTACCTGAAATTTACGAACAAGAAGTAGAAAGATACGGAAACCGTACTCTATCTGGATTCTTAAGAATGGTTGGCGCTGAAATGCCAATGTCTTCTGATCAAGTAATTTGGTCTGAACAAAATAGATTACACATATCTTACACTGGATACGGTATAGGAGCGAATGGTGCTGCAACAGGACCTAACCTTATTACCTTACCTAATACAGTAAGAAACACAGTTTCTATCAACGATACAGTAGTGCTTTTAAATCCAGTAAATGGAGCAGAAGTAAAAGCTCTTGTAACGGCTAGTACAACTGTTGCTGCTGGTGGTGCGCCTGGAAACGGTGGTACTTTCACTGTACAACCTTTTAATAATGTAGGTCTTATTGGAGCTGCTGCGTTTTCAGGTACTGCAGGAGCAGTTGCTGTAGGTGCTATAGCTGGACTTAAAGTATTTGTATACGGTTCGTCTTACGCTAAAGGTACAAACTTAGGTGGCGTTGCTGCTGGAGTTGGTGCTCAAGTTGCTAACACTAGAGTATCTGTAACTCCTCAGTTAACTCAATTTTCTAACTCACCAATCATTATTAGAGACCAGTATGTAATATCTGGATCTGATATGGCACAAATCGGTTGGGTTGAAGTTGCTACTGAAGATGGAACATCTGGATACTTATGGTATTTAAAAGCTGAGTCTGAAACAAGACTACGTTTCGAAGATTACTTAGAAATGGCAATGATAGAAGGTGAATTTAATCAAACTCAAGCTGCTGGTGTTAATACAGTACCAGGAACTGAAGGTTTATTCGCTGCTATAACTTCAAGAGGTAACGTAGAAGTAGGATTTACTGCTGCTAACGGACTTACTGAATTTGACGCAATTCTTAGAAACTTAGATACTCAAGGAGCAATTGAAGAAAACATGTTATTCTTACAGAGACAAACATCTCTTGATTTTGACGATATGTTAGCTGCAATTTCTAGTGGTGTTCAAGGTGGAACAGCT